TAACGGACGGATAAATAATGGGCCAGTTAGTTGAGCGTCAACCAGAGAATGTAGAAACAACGGATGAACAATTATCATCTACTGAAGATTTCGGATCTTCTTCATCTGAACAACCAGTAACAGAAGTAGTAGTCCCTGAGAAATATCAAGGTAAAACAACTGCTGAAATTATCCAGATGCACCAAGAAGCTGAAAAGCTATTGGGTAGACAAAGTTCTGAAGTTGGTGAACTAAGGAAAGTTGTAGATACTTACATTCAAGGCCAGACACAACTCACAAAAGAGCAGGGAAATACGACATCTGCACAAGAAGAAGAAATTGATTTCTTTTCGGAGCCAGAGAAGGCTATTCAGCAGCAGATTAGTAAACACCCTAAAATATTAGAAGCGGAACAAATTAGTCAACAGTACAAGCAGGAAACTGCTAAAGCTCAGTTACAGAAACTTCATCCAGATATGGCTGAAATTGTAGCTGACAAAAAGTTTCAAGACTGGGTGACTGCCTCTAAAGTTCGACAAAAGTTATTCCAACAGGCTGATAAGATGTATGATTATGAGACTGCCGATGAACTTTTTAACCTTTGGAAAGATCGTGTTCAAGCTGTACAGCAAACTGCTAACAGTGAAAAGCAAGAACGAAAACAAGCGGTTAAGAATGCTTCAGTAGGCACTACTCAAGGTTCTACAACTCCATCCTCAAGGAAAATCTACCGTCGATCTGACATTATGGATCTTATGAAAACTAACCCTAGTCGGTATTTAGCCCTTTCAGATGAAATACTACAGGCTTATGCTGATAAAAGGGTACGTTAACTACTCAAATTTAAAGCAAAAGGAAAATTATCATGGCTACACAACCCGCATACGTATCGTCCACATCAGGGGCGTTTGGAACAGCCGCTAAAGCTATTAGCGCAACGGAAGCTGCAACTTTTATCCCCGAAATTTGGTCGGATGAGATTGTTGCTTCATACGAAAAGAACCTAGTCTTAGCTAATCTTGTCAAGAAAATGACCATGCAAGGAAAGAAGGGTGACACCATTCACATTCCTTCGCCTGATCGTGGTGCCGCCAGTTCTAAAACTGAAGGTACTTTGGTCAACATTCTTCATGGTACATCTACTGAAGTACAAGTATCAATTAACCAACACTACGAGTATTCTCGACTTATTGACGATATTGCAGATGTACAAGCTCTTGCGTCACTACGTCAGTTTTATACCGAAGATGCGGGTTATGCTCTTGCTTTGCAAGTAGATACTGCTTTACATGATTTAGCGAAAAACTTTGGAGATCAGGGTAACGCAAGTGCTACTGATTACATCCACAGTAATTCATTCTTTATTGATGCCTCTAACGGTCTTACAGCTTATGCTGCTGATACTGTTGTTGGCGGTACTGATGTATTTACTGATGCAGGTTTCCGAGCTTTGATTCAAAAGCAGGACGAAGCAAATACTCCAATGGATAATCGTTTCTTGGTTCTACCTCCTTCAGCCCGTAACTCAATTATGGGTATTGATCGTTATGTATCGTCTGACTTTGTATCTGGTCAGCCTGTCGTTAATGGTCTTATTGGTAATCTGTATGGTATTGACATTTATGTATCTAATAACTGTCAAACTGTAGAAGCATCAGGAGATAACTCTGCTTCTTCTATCGATGTGAAAGCAGGTATCTTTGGACACAGAGACACTATGGTTCTTGTTGAGCAATTAGGTGTTCGTACACAAACAACTTATAAGCAAGAGTACCTAGCTACTCTGATGACTGCTGATCGGTTGTACGGTGTTGAGCCTCTACGTTCTGAAACAGGATTTGTAGTTGTTCTTTAATCCTTAAAAATAGGGGAGCCTTTGTTAATCCAAGGGTTCCCCTACTCTTTATAGGTTATAAAAATGAACTTCCTTTCCTTATTAGTTTCTCCTGTAGCTAATATTGTCACTACTCACCTTAAAAATAAAGCCGAAGAAAAACAAGCTGTACATCAAAGAAAACTAAACGTAATACAAAACGATGCTTCTTGGGAACAACAACAAGCGTCTGCTTCTGCAAGCTCTTGGAAAGACGAATGGTTTGTAGTTTTACTTAGTATCCCCCTTATTGGTGCTTTTATACCGGAAGCAAGACCTTTTATAGAAGATGGTTTTATTTGTCTTGATGCTATGCCTGTATATTATAAAGGTTTTTTAGCTTCGGCTATCGCAGCATCCTTTGGAATTAAATCTTTAGCTAACTGGAAGAAGTAACTACAGTGACTCAAGAAGAATTAATAAAATTATTACGCGATCAAGGGTATACGCCTCAAGACCTTATGAAAGCGGGTGTTGGTGTGGATGGGTATACTAAAGGTGTTGGGGTTTTACAAAACGGTGTAGATATCTTTGACGTTAATCAAGATGGTAAGGTTGATTCTAGGGATTCTTTAGATTATGCTAGAGCGCCTATTCAAGTAACTCAAGTACCTCAAGTAACTCAGGAGGAACAGTTTCAAGAGCCAAGTTCTTTAGCCAACCCTTTGACTACTACCGCAGAAGATCCTTTTAGTCTTGAAGACTTAAATAAAGATGGTATTGTTACTCAAGAAGAATTAGATGAATCAGGAAGATTAGAAGAAGAAGATTTCTATAATTCTCCTGCATATCAATCTATGGACTTTCCTAAGTATTTTGATCCCGCAACAGGAGAAATACAATACAATCAAGTATACTCAGATTTAATTAAAGGGGACGAATATAAAGAAAATAACGGCAGTTTTAATCTTATAGATGCGTGGAAAAACTGGTCGGGTAGTGAAGAAAAAGAAAAAATTGAACAAGAAGCATCTAATGTTTATGATAGAGTTGTAAACGAAGCCACTATGTATGGCGAAGAAGCCTTATTTCCTCAAGGACATACTGCACAACAATTTTATGAAGGACAGGGCGGTTTTGGAAGCACAAATACTTTTGGTGTTGGAGGCGGTGCTTACGGGAAACAGTTTACTGATAGGCAAATATTTAATTATTTAGTAGCGTCTGAAGGCATAGAAAAGAAAAAAGATTTTGATACACAGCCTTATTTTGATGGGGTTACGCTTCCAGAAGGAACAGAAATTCGCCAAGGCGTAGGACTAAAAGGGCCACAAGCGTCTAATTATTCCGCAGGAAGATTTAGAGTAGACAATGGAAATCTTTATAGATTAGATACTAATCCAGATGCTCCTGTAGGTTCTTATACTATGGTTGAAGTGTTTGTTCCTGATCCTCCAGACCCTAGTCCAACAGACGCTGTTACTACTTTTTTAGACATGGCTTCTATTTTAGCTCCACCTTTAAAAGTAATAAGCACTGGCATAAAACTAATAGATGGTCAAGACTTATCTACAGGTGATATTGTAAGTACAGTAATGACAGGCTTAGACATGGCAGGACTTGTTACAGCACCTTCAGGAGTTGATGTAGATGGTATGGGGCCGCCCAATATAGGCCAAGGTTTTGGCGGTTTAAGTTATCAACAGACACAAGGTTTAATAACATCAGCAATAGATGGAGATCCTACTGCCCTTATTGCCTCTACTGTTGTTCCTACTTTATTAGATAATACTCTTGATTCACTTCCTGAAGATTCAAGAATAGGTGGTATTTTTCAATCAGATGATTTAAAGGAAGGTTTAACTACGGTTGTTTCTGAAGTAGCTAGTGGTGCAGACTTTAATGATGCTTTAGCTAGTGGTTTAGGAACTTATGTTGAAGAAGGTGGTGGTTTAAACATTGAAGGTGTTGATGTTGATCTTGGGCCTTTAGAAGATGTAGTAAAAGCTGTTGTTGAGCCTATAGTGGATATTGTTTCAGACATAGGAAGTTCTATAGACGATAACATACTACAACCAATTAAAGATTCTATACCATTAGATGAAATAGCAGAAGCAGGTAGAGTTGTAGATGATACGGTATTACAACCAGTAAAAGATACGGTAAAAACTTTAGGCAGTACCATAGATGATACCATATTACAGCCAGTAAAAGAAACAATAGAAGAACTTGTAGACATAGAGTTACCAGAGGTAGACATAGAGTTACCTGAAGTAGACATAGATTTACCAGAGGTAGACATAGAGTTACCAAGAATAGGACTTCTTGCTAACAGAACAACTGAAGGTTTATTTGGTTCAGAGCTTAGTAAATTTAAAGAACCTGATTTTAGTTACGATGAAATACAAGACTATATAAGAAAAAGGTATGCTTAATGACTTATTTACAATTAGTAAACAGCGTCCTACGAAGATTAAGAGAAAATGAAGTATCTTCCGTATCCGAAAACTCTTACTCTCTTTTGATTGGAGAGCTAGTTAATGATGCTAAAAAGACAGTAGAAAATGCATGGGATTGGAGTGCTTTAAGAACAGACATAACTTTTAACACAAGTGCTTCTGATTTTACTTACTCATTGACTGGTGCTAAAGACAACTCTAAAGTGTTGGATGCTTTAAATGATACAGCTAACACTAGAGTACAATATGAAACACCCGCACAGTTTAGGACATTTAGAAAACTAGGTTCTGCATCTTCAGGCGCACCTTTTTACTTTACCTTTAATGGTTTTGATTCTAACAGCGATACTCAAATAGACGTTTATCCTACACCTGATGGTGTGTATAGTTTAATTTTTACTGTAGTTTTAAGGCCCGACTCTTTATCTAATGACTCCGATGTTTTATCTGTTCCTAGTTCCCCTGTTGTCTTAGGTGCTGCCGCTAGAGCCGCCAGAGAAAGAGGAGAAACAGGAGGACAAAGTGCCGCTGAATACTTCAATTTAGCACAAGTTTCTTTGTCGGATGCAATAGCTTTTGATGCCGCAAAGAATCCAGAAGAACTTGTTTTTAGGGTAGTCTAATGGCCCAACAGCTTCAAAACTTAACACTTTCTGCGCCTGCATTCTTTGGTATAAATACTCAAGATTCTCCTATTGATCTTGATCCAAACTTTGCATCTATTGCAGATAACTGTGTTATAGATACCTACGGTAGAATAGGTGCTAGAAAAGGGTTTTCTTATGTTACTACTAACGGTTCTGAAGTCTTAGGAACTAGCAGAGGCATTGAAAGCATCTTTGAGTACATAGACCAAAGTGGTAATGTTAGGATACTATCGGCAGGTAACAATAAAATATTTAGTGGTACAACAACACTAACGGACATAACGCCAAGCGGTTATACTCCAACAGCTAATAACTGGAAGTGGGCTAATTTAAACAACCATGCTTTTGGTTTCCAAGCAGGACATGAATCTCTTATTTATACAGACGCAGGTGGTTCTGCTGTTTTAACAACCTTTAGTGGCTTTAGTGGAGAAACAGGTACAGCTCCACAAGCTAACGAAGTTATATCTGCTTTTGGTAGGCTTTGGGCTGCTGATGTGTCCTCAAACAAACACACAGTATTCTTTAGTCATTTATCCACAGGCTACCAATGGACAGGGGGTTCTTCAGGTTCTTTAGATATAACCAGTGTGCTTCCTAACGGTGCTGATGATATTACAGCATTAGCGGCACATAACGGTAAACTTATAATATTCTGTAAGAATACTATA